CTGCTGGCGATTCAGTATATGTAGTAGCTGGGAGTAGCAATGGTGGTCAAGCATTTATCTTAACTACCACTGGAACTGGTACAAACGATTCAATTGTTTTAGGAACAGATAATCTTAGCTTTTCTCAATTTACCGGTACCGCAGCATTTGTAGTGGGTGACGGCATGGTTAAGACTGGCAATTCTATAGATATTGTTTCCGCAAATGGAACAAGACTAGTTGTTAATGCGGATAGTATTGATCTTGCTACAGTAGCTCAATCAAATACTTCAGGCGCAAATACAACCAGTTTTGTTAGCAATTTTACTGTAGACGATTATGGTAGAATTTCTGGCAAAGAGACATCTAGCGTATCATTCACTGGTTACGCAACATTAGCTAGCCCAGGTTTAACTGGAGTCCCTACTGCACCGACCGCAGCAAACGCTACTAGCAACACTCAGTTGGCAACTACCGCATTCGTGCAAAACGCTGCAACAATAGCTGTTTCTGATGCTGGCAACAACGCAGTTCTAAAATCGCTAATCGATGCTAAAGGTGATCTTGTTGTCGGAACAGCTGACAATACAGTTAATCGCTTAGCTGTTGGAACAGATGGAAACTTTTTAAGAGCAAACTCGTCGGCTACATCAGGTCTTGAATGGGGTTCAATCCCAACTATCAATGACATTGATGACGTTGGCGGAGTGACAATTACTTCAGTTGCAAGTGGTCAGTTTCTTAAGTATAACGGTTCAGCTTGGGTTAACGCTAGCCTCACTGAGACATTAGGGATTACAGATCTATCAGATGTAACAATTACTACAGCAGCTGCAAATCAACTTCTTTCATATAACGGTTCTGCTTGGGTGAATACATCTAACCCGACAGTAGCAGGCAACTTAACCGTTTCTGGCAACTTAACAGTTTCAGGAACTACCACAAGTATTAATACAGAGACTTTAACAATTGATGACAACATTATTGTATTAAATAATAATGAAGCAGGCACTCCATCAGTTAATGCTGGGATCGAAGTAGAACGCGGAACTTCAACAAACGTAGTACTTCGTTGGAATGAAACAACAGACTGTTGGGAATTCACAAATGACGGCACTAACTACCAGAGAATTATTACTGACACAGTCACTAACGCTCAGGCAGCTAGCTATACACTAGTATTAGCAGACAGCGGAAAGATGATCGAAATGGGGAATGCTTCAGCCAATACGCTGACATTGCCACCTAACTCTTCAGTAGCTTTTCCGGTAGGGACTACTCTCACAGTCCTTCAAACATTAGCTGGCCAGTGCACACTTACGGCAGGAGCAGGAGTAACACTAAACGGTACTCCTGGTCTTAAGTTGCGTGCACAGTGGTCATCTGCTACACTTATTAAACGCGCAACTGATACATGGGTTGCTTTAGGAGATTTGGTAGCATAATATGGCTGAAAATACTGGTAAAAAGCAAAATAGAAAAAACGCTAAGCCTGCAATAGCCCAAGGCACTACTAGGGCAGCAGCAAATGCTGCGATCATTGCGGCAGGCCATGTTGTGGGCACCGTTGTAACTACTGCTACTCAAGACGTCAATCTTAATGACAAAGTTGTTACAGCCTTAACAGATACTTCGGTAGTATTACTTGGCACAGCTATAAATTATGATTATGGAGTTTTTTCTCCACCAAGTTTTTTTGGTCCACCAAGTTTCTTTTCCCCGCCAGGTTTCTTTGCCCCGCCAGATTTCTTTTCCCCGCCAAATTTCTTTTCCCCACCAGGTTTCTTTGCCCCGCCAGGTTTTCCTTCTGTCATTTGTGTAAAGGGTGAATGCAGCTGCTGCGTGCCTTGCTGATATAGCATAAAAACAGTAGTTATATAAATTAAATTATTTTTTATAATTACTGTTTATTAATTATTGGACCGTATAAAATGAAGGAGTAACCCATCTACGTCCAGAAAGAACTGGGGTAACTCCATGTAAATAATTTATATCTCCCGGATGCAGAACGGCTAAACCAGCTTTAGGAATTATTTTTTTAACGTGTTGTGGGTAATATAGTTCACCGCCCTCAAAATCTTCATTGTAATAAAATAATGAGTTTAAATCATAATCGGGGAATGCATTTGGTCTTCCATCTTGCAACTGTTTGTCTGCGTGAGGCAATTGCATATCACTTGGTCTCCAGCAAACAACTACTGGAGGTCTTTTTTTTAGTTTGCAGTTAAATATTTCTTCTGCGATATGTTGCATTTTTATAATATAAGAATCTATTAAATTATAGATATCAGGACTTAAAGATTTTATTATTTCCCCACTACACATTCGGTCGTGCCAAAGCTCAGCACTGTATCTACTCGAACCATCTGCATAACTAACGCTTTTGCTATTATTATCCCAAATTTTTATATTTGCTACAAAATCATTTATGCTTTTTAAGTCGTCTTTTTCAATAAAATTTTGAAAAGTATATATATTTTCTGGACCCTTTCCAAAATGGTCTGGTAATATATTAAATTCTGGAGCATTTGTCATCAGTGCTTCTCCTGTGATATAATAATTCGATTAGATCATTATATATCAAAAGGGCTGGTAAATCAAGTTATGGATATTCAGTATATCTTAGACAAAAGATTTGGCATAGTGTTGTATAGGAATGCTTTAAAAAATAGTGATTTAATTATAGAGGCTCTAGAAAATGTATTAAGCAAAAACAACACCGGGCATAACAAGTGGAAAGAAGCCACTACTGGCGATGGCGACTATATAAAATCTTATAGAAATTGTTATGATTTTCACATTTCTGAATCAATATTAAATTCAATTACAGAAGACATACCTGAGCTAACTGATATATACATGAAGACTAAAGAAACGGTGCTAGAATGTCTCTATGATTACGAAACAAGATTTAATATAAGAATGGATTACATGGAAGAGATAAACTACATCAAATATGGAATTGATCAACATTTTAAACAGCATGGAGATGACGGTTTCAGTTATTCCAGCACGGTTTCTACTGTAGTCTATCTTAATGACAATTACGAAGGTGGCGAGTTAGCCTTTAATAATTTAGGATTTAAAATTAAACCAAAAATAGGCGATGTAATACTTTTCCCATCTAATTTTATTTTCATGCATGAGGCATTGCCTGTCAAATCTGGAGTAAAATACTCAGCGGTTACTATGTTTGACTATAATTCAAGATTTCATTACCCATATACAGGGACTGATAATGGCGGAAAAGAGATGAGAAATCCAAAATCTAATATTAAGAATATTAAAAAGTTAGACAATGATTATATAGTTCACGCAATATAGAAAGGGATAATAATAATTATGACAAAAATAACTTTATCAAAAACTCTTCAAACTCCAGTTCAAATCAAACAATCTAGGTTAAAACGCGACTGGATGGATAGTACGTACAACAAGCACGCATATCAATGCACTCCAGTTACAACAGCGAATGTTAGTGGTTGGGAAATGCTACTGCCCGAAGATGTTACTGTTATCTGGAATGGCGGCAATTCCCCAGCTCAAATTATTAGCGGTGGAGTCCATAATGGTTGGAATTTTGCTCATTCTAATATTAATGGAATGATTTCTTTTGCTACTGGATGGGTAATAAATACAGAATCTCCATATCATTTGTGGGTAACTGGGTCTCCAAATTATTACGTTGACGGCGCATCGCCTATGACGGCAACAATTCCTAGTGATTGGTGGCCGGATGAACTGCAAACAAATTGGATTATCACAAAAATAAATGAACCTGTTATCTTTAAAAAGGGAGAACCCTTTATATTCTTTACCATATTCGACCCGGCGTTAATGCCAAGTGCTGATTTTGAAGTTGTTAATAGATCAGATTTCCCAGGACTAGTTGCAGAAAGACAAAAATACAATGACCTTAAATCTAGAAATAGTATAGAAAAACCATGGACCTGGGTTAAGGGCATTAGAACTGGCCTCAATGCAGACGGCGATAGAATAGGTCCAAAGTACTCTGGCCTACCTAACCTTAATTCGCCAGAACAATAGATTTTATAGGTATTTTTTATAACATTTTTCTTTGAGTAGTTACTATATAAGTTACAAGAATCCAAAACAAAAGGAATATAAATGGCATCTGATATTTTTAATCTGTTAACGCCAGAAGAGAAGCTTCAAGAGCTTCAAGTGGCTAAAAGATACATGGCGAATAGAATGTTTGCCCTAACCGCTCAATTGGGCATTAACAGTTCTTTTGATATAGACACCTGGGTGGCCGGAACTTTTGATTCTAATAGCGCAGCTTCTCACATAGAGCGCGATTTACAGGAAATTGTAGAAGTGTATAAAGATTTATTATCTTTAATTGCAGAACTTGAATAATACTACCCGCAAAAAGGAAACCTATACATTATGGCAATTTTTGACAGTATCCCAGAAGAATTAAAGCAGCATTTAACAGATGAAGTTATACATCAAAAGAAACTTCATATATATAGAGTGGCAAGGATCTTGGGTCTCGATCCAGAAGACGCATATACGAATGGTGTTATTCTACCTGATGAATATTCTAGCTCTAATGAAGAAGGAACTTACAAGATGCTTGAAAATAATATCGCAATTTTAAAAAATTTATTAGAGATATAATTAATAATGACAGAATTTATGAATTTTTCTGCGCTATATCAGTTAAGGTATAATAGTGCTACAAAAAGTTACGCAAAAGATGGCCCTCAATTTAATCGAGCACAAGGTCAAGGCAGGATACCAATTGATGAAGAATTTAATTCATATTTATTCCAAGCATATTCAGATCCTTGGTCATAGGAGTCAAAAATGAAATTT